TAACCAATAACAACATTATAGTATGTATTTGATGTATTCATAAAAGCATGTGACCCGACTATGGAGTTTCCTTTTGAATTATATTGATTCAACCCAGAATAAGCACCTATGATAGTATTATCCAAACCATTATCTAAAAACTTTGAAGACGAGAAACCAATTATAGTATTATTATCAATATTTTGATTTTCGCTACATGTATGAGAACCAATAAAAACATTATTGGAAGAACTTGAAATATTCTTGCCACTATTTGCACCAATAAAAACATTTTCAATATTACTTGATCCATTATAACCACTATTAAAACCAAGAAAAACGTTATTTTCCCCAGTATTAATTTTAGCACTATTTTGTCCAATTGCAACAGAACTAAATGATGTAGTAGCAATATTATTCAACTCATTTGTATTTCCACGAAAATCAAATTTATTTATATCATTTTGTATATTCATATTTTACCATTAAGAAGAAAATATAAAAAAATAATTATACAGGCTTGTTAATAGGATTATATAAGAGGGGACCAACTTAGTAATGCATTTGAAATAAACCCATCTCCACCCTTCTGTTTAGGTTTAGGTTTAGGTTTAGGTTTGGGTTGAGGTTTAGGTTTAGGTTTAGGTTTGTTTTCTGTTTTTTTACTCATATTTCTTATATTTAAGGCAACATAAAATTGTTTCTTGACATATCCGATATAAGTCTAATATCTTCAAAATGAACAACATTAAGCTTATGTTTGCCAAAGTTTTGACAAGTTTTAATCATTACATAAGATATATTATGAAACCTATCTATATTTTCTTTTAATTTTTCTAATGGTTTGAAACCGAATACATTTTTCATTTCAGTAGGTAGCACAACATAATAAGAATATAATATTTCAAGTATTTCCATTCTTAAATCTACGAGATGTGATATACTTTGTTGAATATTCCACCTTTCACCTAAAATATGTACATATGTTTTAGCAAATGTTTCAAATTTTTCATTTAATTTAATAAATCTGTCTTTGTCATATCTGGAGCAGAATTTAAGTTCATTTAGTATATCTGAAAATCCAGATATACCAGAATGATAAAGTTCTTTTTGAATTGGATATTGTTCTTTCCAGTTATAATATATATATAAAATTATAATAATAATAAGTAAAGCAACTAAACTTTCAATGCTTAAAAACTTCAAAAATGGTAATATATATAAAATTTGAAGCATTTCATCTTAGAAGTCTTGTAAGAAATAAATAATTATAGCAAGTAATATTAAAATTATTCCTAAATGTGTTCTTTTGTTTTTATTTGACAACCATTTGATGGATAAATTATCATAATTGTTAATTATTTCAACTATTGTTTCTAAAATTTCAGTTCCGAAAGTTTTAAATATAAAATTTTGTTGCGAAAGGGTGTTTTTATAAATGTTTCTGTAGTCCATTATTATTATAATTCAGATAATTAACATCATATCTTCTGTTGCTAACATATGCCTTCGACAACAATATCTATTGAGTTCTAATTGATTTAAAATAGCAGATCTTTCAATTTCATTAATATTTTGCTTATCACTTTCTTTAAGTAACTTATCACTTTCTTTAATAAAGAAGTCGTATTTATCAGCAAGAATATTGCCACAAGTAAAACAACGAATAGGGATAATCATTTTATTATAAACATGAGATGTTAAATATTTATGTCAATTTTTATATAAAAAAAAAATGTATATAGAAACAAAGATGGATCAAAATCAAATCATAAGGAACCTGTTAAGTTTAAATGATAAGGTAAATAAGCTCTCAACAAGAGAGTTTCCTCAAACTGTTTCAAATGTAGATGAAACCCAAAAAGTAGTAGAATTAACTGAAAAACTTGAAACAGCGAATAAATTAATTTTAAAATTAGAGGCAAGCATTCAAAACAATTACAAAGAAAATCAAGAACAACTTAAGAAACTCAATGGTGTAATTTTATCATTAGAAAACAAACTTAAGCAAATACCAAATGTAGAAGATATGGTTTCTCAAGATAGTTTTAAATTAAGTGTAGAACAACTTCGTGCCGAAATTTCACAAATTAACAGTGTCGATATTGAAGTTCTCAAGAAAAATTACAATGATATTTCTAAAAAGTTAGAAAAGAGTGTTGATAAAGCTACTGTGACTAAAATGATAAATCAAGCCATTAATAAGAATTAATCCATTTTGATGGTTTTTCTTGAAATAATTTAATATCATCATCTTGAAGCATTTGAAATAGATTAATAGTGTTATTCAATAATTCACTATTTTTTGAAATCAATCCATTCTTCTCTTTTGTTATTTTTAATGCCTTTTCAAAGAACTCTAATGCTTCTTTGTGATTATTCATCTTATGGCATATAATTCCCATTATATGATAAACATCTGGACTTTGTAATTGTGATAGATTATTTTCTATTGTTTTTGCTTGATTATATTCAACCAATGTTAATTCTTTCGAGTTCAATAATTTGATCAAATTCATATAATCTGTATTTTGGAACAATATGTTATTATTGTTAATTGTTGTAGGAAATATACCTATTTTACTTCCTTCAAGTATTGTATGTTTATTGTACATTTTAAATTTGAAATTGTTTTTATTTTCAATAATAAATCTGTTCAAAATACCACGCATTGAGTATTTGAATTGGTCTATATAAGAAATAAGTTGCGAAGCCATACTTTTCTTAATAAAATATGAACTTTTTGCCGGTAATGTATTATACATATCATATACATTTGATAATAAATTATTATTTAGAGAAGTGCCATCTGTAGATATGCAACAGAACAGTATATCCCAATCTTTAATATGTAATTCTAAACAATCTTTAATCATATGTAAAATGTTTTCTTCATAATCTTTCGTTATCAATATATCATCTTCAAGGATAAGATTGTAATCTTTACCAGAGCTTACAATGCTTTCATAACATGTAATATGTTTTTTGATATTTGAAATATGTTCTAAAGAAATTACAGATAGAAATTTATCAATATTTTCAATACCTGTTTTTTCAAGTTTAATTTCTTTCAAAATATCAACGTTTAAATCTTCAGTGTCTGGTTTAGAAACTTTAACAACGCTTGTTGAAATATTATTGCTATTAAGTATATTACACAACTTTTCTAAAGTTGCGTTCGTATATTTTTTTCTGGTTGGAAATAACTTTTCAGTTATGATCAAGTAAATATTGATATGCATGTTTAATGAAGAAATACTAATGACTACTTTATATAGTAAAAAATGATATAATAAAATAAAATTAATAAATAATAGTATGGAATTTTGTCCAAAATGTCGGAATATGTTGTATATTAAAGAATCTAATGATGAAAATAATAATTTGGTAAAACATTGTCGCAATTGTGAATATAAAGAAACATATGATAATACAAAACCTTTTCTTGTAAGCAAAACAAATTATAGTGATGATGCTTTGTTGTATGATCAATATGTTAATAAGTTCTTGAGATTTGACCCAACATTGCAAAGAATTAATGATCCAAAAATCGTTTGTAATAATACTGAATGTTCTAACAGAAAACAAGTTCTATTCATAAAATATCATTCAAGAGATATGAAGTTTTTGTATGTTTGTGATTCGTGTGGCAATACTTGGAAAAAAAAATGATATAAAATATTAATAATATCATATTTAATGGAGTTGCCAACAACTTTAAATAAACCAATCATATATGATGATATTAACAAAGTTAATGATAATTTATACAAACCAAAAGGGATTGTTGAATCACTAATGACTAAATATGAACTAACATCAATACTTGGATTGAGAACAACACAGTTAGCAAATGGTGCTATATCATTTGTAGATTTAAGTGAAGAAATTAGCAGCAATAGAGATTTGAATAAAATAGCAACTCAAGAACTAATGTTAAAAAAATTACCATATATTGTTTGTAGAACAATGCCAAATAACAAAAATAACTATATCAGAATATCTGATTTAGATTTAACTGCTGTAAAGCATATGTTCCGAGTATAAAGAAACATTTACACATTTGTTTAAATGATTAAGTATCTTATTTTTCTTTTAATTATTAGTTATATTCTTTATAAAAAGAAGAATTACTTTTTAAATAATGTATCTTATCTGTCTAAATCAGAAGTGGAAATGTTTATCTTAAAGGATAAAGATCTGTATATCGAAACAATGTCACCTTTAGATATTTATGCTAGAATTGGAAAAAATAATAAGAAAGAATACATATTAAAATCAGTAAGTACTTGTAGAAATCTAACAATGAAACAAAAACTTTATTTATCTGATCAATGCAAAATTGTTGATTATTGGTTTGAAAAGCAAAATATGCAAGAACTTATTGATATTCCTTGGAAAATTGCTTTTACAAATGGTAAAGTTTATGAACAAGGACTACCTCATACAAGATGTGACATCATCTTTTTATCACCTAAACTTTTCAAATATAATGATAAAAAATTTCAGAAATTATTGATACATGAAAAATATCATATATACCAAAGATACAACAAAGAAAAAATAAAATCAAAGTTAGAAAATATGGGCTATTTCGTATATTGCCATAAATCAAAATTCAAGAATATCCGTTGTAACCCAGATACTGATGAATTCATATATAAAGAGCCTGATGGTATTACATTAATGGTTTATGAATATAACAGTGAAACACCAACAAATATAAATGATGTGAAAAGATATACAAAATATGAACATCCATTTGAGATGTTATCATATAATCTTGAAGACAAATATATATGATTAAATAATAAAATGGTGAAAAAATTAACTTATTCGGAACTGAATGCAAATATTATGACTGGATATAAAGATGAAATTAAAAATAAGAATGATGATACAATGTTAGATTTAAGTGAATATTCAATGACATTATCATCATTACAATATGTTGATTGGAGTAAAGCGGGTAGCAAGTTATTTAATAATATTTATTATTCTTTTTTACCACAAAGTTCATTAAATAATCCTAAATTTGATTTATCTACAGCATATAAACATAAAACATAACATTTTATTACAAAAATGTTATTAGAATTGAAAACAGTGCAATCATCAACCTTTAAACAAGTAATAGATGCTTTGAAAGAAATATTAATGGATGTAAATTTTGAATTTGATGAGACTGGGTTGAAAATAATGGCAATGGATGCCAGTCATATTGTTTTAATTTTTGTCAAGATGAATTGTGAAAAATTTGAAAACTATTATTGTGCAAAAAAACTTTTCGTTGGAATTAATATGTTGAAATTTCACATGATTATTAAAACAATATCAAATAATGATATATTAACGATTTTTATTGAAGAGTCCGACCCAAACAATCTCGGAATTCGTATAGATAACCCAGATAAAAACTATAAAACAACTTACAAACTATCGATGTTAGATATTGATGTTTTAGATATATCAGTTCCTCCTGTTGATTTTCATACAACAATATCAATGCCTTCAACATATTTTCAAAAAATTATAAGGGATATGCATAATATAGCAGAAAATCTTGAAATTAAGAATATTGATGATCAATTGATGCTATCTTGTAAAGGTGAATTTTGTTCACAAGAAACCGTTTTGGGAACAGAAACATCACAAAATATTAATATACAGAAAAATGATGATGAACAACAAATCATACAAGGAGTATTTAGTTTAAAATACTTAGCAATTTTTACAAAGTGCACTAATTTGTGTCATACTGTAGAAATATATTTGAAGAATTGTTATCCAATTATATTAAAATATAGTATTGCAAATTTAGGAGAAATAAAATTATGTTTATCTCAATATGACAATAAATAAAAAATTATATATTAATAAATATGAACAATACGCAACTTATTTATACATTTGCTGTAATTCTTGTAATCGGAATTATAATTGCTTTTATAAGATGTTATTTAGCAACACTTTATGAGGAAAAAGTATTTGATTTTGTTGAACCAAAAAATAATAAAAAAAATGTAGGAAGTGTTTCATGTGATGCTAAGACTTGTGGTGCAATTGACCCAGTAAGCGATCCTAAATATAACATGACGCAAATAATAAAACAATCCATATTACTAGAAGAACATATATCAAACAAAAACAAGAGATGTAAAGATTGCATAACAAAACACTTCCTACATATAATAGGTTTAATAGAAGAAGCCCAAATGTTAGCCACAAAAGACATTGAAAAGTTCCCTCACATTAATGAAAGTGTAGAAGTATATAATAACCTATTTAAAAATTGGTTATCATATCTAAAATCAAAGAATGAGAAAGATTTATTAGAAATTTGTCATAAGTTAAGAGACAATAGAAAAAAACTTATAGCAGTATATGTTATTGAAGAGTTCTCCAAGTAAAATATATCACATATTCATATACTGTTGGCTCATTAATCTATGAACACTCTCTTTATATTTATCAAATGATACATCGCATTTTGGCTTTACAAGTTTCATTACTTCAATATATACTTCACATTTATCATCAAGTAATTTGTGAACAAATGCCTCCGCACCATTGAAATAGTTAGTTTGTTCTGGAGATATTCTATAATTTTTGTATTTTATTACAATTGGTAATATTGGAAATAATCCTACAAATGCTCCGGAACGGTAAGGTGCTATACATTCATTAGCAGATAATTTATTCATTCCATCGGGAGCAATCATAAGAACCCCATCTCCTTTTTTTCTATTCCTAACTACATCCAATATTTTTTGAGTGATGTTGTTATTTAATTTGTTTTGTTCAAAAATTATGTAGCCTATTTTTTCTAATCCATCTTCAAAATATGGCACATGACGACTTACGCAATTATTCATAAGCATTTTACATTTTGGAAATAGAGAACACATTATTATACCATCATAATATGACCGATGATTATATATTGCTAAACATTTTAAACCACTATTCAAAACTTTATAATATCTTTCTTTACTTTTTTCAGATATATGAATTCTGTTAAATCCTGCCAAATTTATGATAATATTCAATATTTTTTGTAAATATTTTGTGATAAATAATTCTTTATCTAATAAATGCCCTAGAATTATCAAAACAACCCAACATATTACACTCAATAGTAATTTAACAACGAATAATAATTCATTCATACGCAATCTTTATGTTGTTTGTATATGATTGGTGAATATTTTATATGTTTAATATTATATAAATCTTTATTTCCTAACGAACTATCTTTTATCCAAATTCTAATAATATGAGAGTTTTTTTTAGGACTTATTGAAACTCCATTGATATTCATACTATGTTCCACATTTATTGCCATATTTTCACCAAATAAATCAGATAGTATTTTAAATAATGAATCTATCAAGTTTTCAGTCGATACTTTAATGGAAAAACATCCCCCATTTACATTTTGTTCATCTTCCCATCTTGGTGTTATATGCTCTCTCATAAAAAAAAACATACCTTTATGAAATATATCTTCAAAAACTTTAAAATTTCGAACAAAATCTTCAATAGTGCTAATATTGTTTATGAAATCATAACTGTATATATCCCATTCTGAACTATATGGATCATGAAAATAGAAAGACCAAACATCGTTCAAAAACATTTCTTGAGCGGGTGCTTGCTCAAAATGACAGCAATTAGCTATTATATTCTGGTTGCTAGTTGTCATTATCTCTTATTTATAGAACATACTTATATAATTTTTGAAAGCATTTAAGAAATAAAAAATATTTAAAAACTGAATAAATATGACTATCAATATAGTCAAGGAATATATGAATTATGTTGAAACATACAAAAACAAGTATGGTCCGAATGTCGTAGTTTTAATGGAAGTAGGGGTATTTTATGAAATCTATGACGATGGTAGTGGAAAGGTTGATATTCATCAAATAGCTGACATATGTAATTTGAATGTAAGTCAAAAGAATAGAAAAAACAGTGTAGATGGATGTGCTTCAATAGAATCACCTAATCTTGCTGGATTTCATACAAACAATGCTTTTAAATATCAATCTAGTTTATTAGCAGAAAACTATACGTGTATTATTGTTTCGCAGTTAGAAAAACAACCTGGTCAAGATAGATTTTCTCATAAAGTAACTTCTATTTTAAGTCCATCAACAATTCTTGGTAATTCTAAGATAAATAATTACTTGTCTTCATTATATTTTGAAGAATATAATGGGTTGATAACAGTTGGAATGTCATTGTTAGATGTATCAACTGGGCATAATTACATTCACGAAGTAATATCAACTTCTGTAGATCCAGATTACGCACGAGATGAAATATATAGGGTTATATCTATTCTTTCACCTACTGAATTAATCCTAGTTTGTAGCAAAAAATATCCTTTAAGTTCCTTTAATAAAAATTTAATGATACACAATATCCAAGATTTGTGTAATTCATATTTAGAAAAATGGGAAGATTATGAACATATACAACATATTGAAAAGATTTCATATCAAGTCGCAATTTTAAATAAAGCATACGATAACAAAAGTCAACTTCCTATTATTGAATATGTAGGAGTTGATAAGTTGAACATAGCAAGGGTTGCTCTATGTATCAGTTTGTGTTTTGCGTATGAACATAATGAGGATTACATAAAAGGTTTGAATTTGCCTGTTATGTTTGAAGAAAACAAACACTTGAATATTGAATACAATAGTATCATACAACTCAATATGATTTCACTACTAAAGAATGATAATAGCGTTGTAAAAATTTTAAATAAATGTAAGACACCATTTGGATATCGAGCTTTTTATGAACAATTGATGAGTCCAATTACTGATATAGATATTCTTAATAAAAGGTATGACAAGATAGATTATCTTAAAAAACTTGATGTTAATAATATTTCACAACTTTTAAGTGGTGTCCTTGATCTAGAAAAAATCAAAAGAAAAATATATTTGCGTAGATACATGCCAAATGAATGGCAATCATTCTCAAAATCATGTTCCCTGTTAAAGAATGTATTTAAATTAGTATCAGATAATGACATTATTGAAGTTATTAGTAATTTAGAAGCTAGGTTTAATCACATTATACTTGATAATAACGTTTCAAATCTATCAGAATTAGAGAGCAACATATTTATTAAATCACATCTTGTGGAAGTTGATAATCTTGAAAGAGAAAAGGAAAAACAAATTCAATCAATTCATAAAATATCAGAAACAATTTTTTCTTTGAGTCCAAATAATGATAATACACTATGTAAAGTAGAAAAACATGATAAAGAAGGCTATCATATTCTTATAACTAAAAAGAGGTATGAGAATGCTAAAAAGATAGATAAATCATATATGGAAACATTTACAAAAAATATAATTTCTCAATCAAATAGCAATTATAAATTGACTAGCCCTGATATAGATAAAGTATCAAAACAAGTAGCATTCATAAATCAAGAGATTAAGGAGTTGGTTGTTAAAGAATATGACATTTTTCTAAAGGGATACATTATAGAAAATGAGCTATTAATAGATAAACTAATTAATAGAACAATTGAAATTGATATTGGTTTATGTATAGCAAAACTCGCAATTGAAAATAAACTATGTAGACCAATATTAATTAACAATAAAGAAAAGAGTTCTGTAGATTTCACAGGTATTCGTCATCCAATTATTGAAATTGTTAATAACAATATTGAATTTGTAAAGAATGATGTGTCAGTCAATGTTGAAAAAAATGGCATTTTGTTGTATGGTATAAATGCTAGTGGTAAGAGTTCATTAATGAAAGCGATTGGTATTAATACTATATTGGCACAATGTGGTATTTTTGTATTTGCTAACAGTATGAAACTAGCACCTTATCAACACATCTTCACGCGTATATCCGGTGCTGATAACATATACAAAAACATGAGTAGTTTTACAGTAGAGATGACAGAATTGCGAAATATACTAAAAAGATGTGGTTCTCATAGTTTAGTAATAGGTGATGAGATATGCTCAGGAACGGAGAATGTATCTGGATGTGCGATTGTTGCTTCAAGTATTTCAACACTTGTTAAAAAACAAGCGAGTTTTGTATTTGCGACCCATTTACATGAACTAATTGATATAGATGTTGTTAAATCAATAACAGACAATATTAGAATATGTCATTTAAGTATGCATATAGATAATAACACTATTATTTATGATAGAAAATTGAAAGAAGGATCTGGTTCAAAGATATACGGTATTGAAGTCTGTCGTTCATTGGATATGCCAAAAGAATTTCTTATAAACGCAGAAAAAATAAGAAAAGAAATAATGAATATATCACAAGATTACGTTTCTAAAAAACAGTCAAGATACAGCTCACATTTGTATATGGATATGTGTGCTGTATGTAAAGTTAATAAAGCAAAAGAGACTCATCATATACAATATCAATCACAAGCGGACGAAGATAACTTTATTGATACATCCCATAAGAACTCATTACATAATCTGGTTCCTTTATGTCAAGAATGTCATAAAAAAGAGCATAAAAATTTGATTAATATCAAAGGATATATTCAGACATCTAAAGGAATTGTACTTGAGACAAGTTAAATTTCCCCTTGAATATGTTCAATAATAAGAATTGTCACTACAAAACTGCACATATTTAGTATTTTTTTTCTTAATATATGTTTCATATAAAAATCTGATAATCTGTTATCAAAATTTCTCAACAAACAGTTCATCTTATGAATTAATTCTGGGTCGTTTTTTATAGATTTTTTACTCAATTTAAGAGTATTCAAAAATGGTTCTACAGAAAAAAACATGTATAATTTATAATATAAAAATATATATAATTCCTTAAATACTTAGTAATGTAAATGTAAGTGCTTCAAGAGAATATAAATTGTTATCTAAATTATTTGAAAAATTCAAAATGAAAAGTTTTCTTTCGTCATTTTGTGCTATTTCGAGTAAATCCATAGCGCAATCAACATTAGTAAGTTCTAAATCGTTGTAAGCTTTAGCTAGTTCTTTAGCATCTTCAATTGATTTAATTTTTTTTTCTACTATTGGAGGATATCTTAAATATTTTGAATATTTGTTATTCAATTCAATCAATAATAGGTTATGAAATAGATTTCTAGTTGTTACATTATTAACATTTAGTATATCACACAATTGTTCTTTTGTAAAAAGTGGTATTCTGATACCATAAAACCTGCTTTTTAGTGGTGATTCAATTTTAGAAATACAATTTGTAGTTGCGATAAATGTTGCGTTATATTGATATTTTTCGCATAAAATTCTAAAAGGAATTTGTGATGGTAGAAATTCAATATTATGTATTATGAAGATGTGTTTTTTATTTTCAATAACATGTTTTGTCGAAACGATAGATTGAATAATTTTAATGATGTTATTGTTTGTTTTGGTAAGTTTAAATTCGTGATAATGTTGTGTTTCATAAAATGAAATATTATCTACATTACTTAGTTTTTTGTTACAAATAGTATTAAACTTTTTTTTCAAAATTTCATCAATGAACAAATATATTGGAAATCCTTTTGTATGATAGAATAATATGTTAATCTTTGATATCAACTTACTGTTTTCTATGTAAAAGTTATATGGTTCATATTTTTTAATAAAAATAGGAAACTTAGATATAAACTCGTCCCAACACTTCATTATATAAGAGTGTTTGGGATAATTTTAAGTAAAATGGGGCGTATAGATGATTATCGTATATTGGGAATTAAAGTTAATTCAAGCACTGATGAGATTAAGAAAGCATATAGAAAGATTTGTTTAAAAACTCATCCAGATAAGCTTCATAATTTAAGTGAAGAAGAACGCATACATAAAGAAGATATATTCAAGACAGCAACAGAATCATATAAACGTTTAATAGACCCCAATAACGAAGAGCTTATATTAGAAGATTTTGATGTGTTTTGTGAAAACGTTTTTAATTTTGCGGCGGAAACTTTTAAATCGTCTCTTTATAAACGAAAAATTAATGTTTATGTGGAGTATGTTGATATACTTAACAACATTATCAGAAAATGCAAAATAAAGTTACCTTTAATTGGAACCCGAATAATTCAAATTGATTGTGGTAAATTTCCAAGAGTTGTTGAATTTATAAAGCATAATGATATTGAATTTGAAATTCAGATTACTATGATTATTAGAAATACAAATGAACAATATTATCATATTAAAAACAGCGATACTTCAATTGATTTGATAAGAGTTATAAAAATTAATCATCTTCAATTCTATAACGGTTTCAACTGTTCATTCAAACATTTAGACCGGACACATATAACACTTGATGTAAAAGCAACAAGAATTGGTTCTATACGTTTGGAAGGTAAAGGTATTGTTGGTGGAGACTTAATTGTTAGATTTAAATTATGCAATCCAACAAAAAAAAATTTAAAATATTTAAACGCTGATGAAATGACAACGTTTTTAAATCTTTTACAAAAACTATATAAGGATAATTTGGATTATTAATCCAAAGCAAGAAGCTATCAAAAATGCCTAAGAAAAGCGCAGCAACACAAGAAAAGCAAGCCCCCAAAAAGGTAGAAACAAAAGAAAAAGTAGAGAAGGATGATGAAAAACCATCATCTCCTGTTCAAGAACTCCTATCCGCAGTAGGAGAACTAGCGATAGCAGTAAAAGCAATCCAGGGAAAACTTAAGCTGGTTGTTAAGGATTACGAAAAGCAGCAAAAACATATTGATAAGGAAAAGCAGAAACGTGAAAAAGCACGTAAATCTCCATCTGGTTTTGCCAAACCGAATAAAATCAGTGATGAACTGTGTGATTTCATGGGTATTTCTCATGGAACCGAAAAGTCACGAACAGATGTTACAAAATTCATTACTGCGTATGTGAAAGAGCACAACCTTTATAACGCTGCTAACCGACGCTTCTTGAAACCTGACGCAAAACTAAAGAAAATTCTTGGTCTTAAGGATGGGGATGAGGCGAGCTTCTTCAATCTTCAAAGACTTATTAGCCATCACTTTCCACCACCCAAGTCAGCACTAATCGCCGCAGCGATGGCAGAACTTGCTAAAAAATAAATTATATAAAGTTTCTCAATTGTTTAAAAGTCTCTTTTAAAGTATTTAATGGGTCCTTCGTAGAGGGTTCATCAAGCATACTTATATCATTTTTATATACACGTTTAACGCATTTCATTTTCATTTCTTTAATTTCCTTAGTTAATGATGAAATAGTAGAGATTAATGTGTAGATAATATAAAGGAAAATAACTATAACTATTAATGTTAAAATATCCATCTTATTTTAACAATATATAAAAATGAAAAACAATAACTAAAATATAGTTATGATTGATTTATCAACTTACATACAGAAAGAAACTGATTGCATTTATATACATTTATGTAATGATTGTAATGATAATTTTTGTCAAATTAATACAGATATTAATTGGAAAAATAAATTTCAGTTCAAAAATAAAAGAACGTTCACACATATCATAATAAACAATTTATGCTATGCTTACGACCATCAAAACGACAACCAAAATGTTATTAAATATGAATTATTAAATTTCAATGAAGTAGAAATAGATAAAAACAAGATAGTCGCTATTACTTGCTATAAAGAAGTGAAAATGCAATCATTTGAATTCCCATGTATTAAAGATTATTCATACAAAACAACTTTTTCAATTAGTGAATACAAAATTAATAGTAGATTGTCCTTCTTTATTAAAGATGACAAAATACCTTATTTACTATATAAACATTCAGAAAATTTTGACATTGACAAAATAAATTCAGACCTTAATAACTTTATTCAACAATTACTTGCCATTTATTAAATGTTTCGTTTAAAAAACATTGAAAAGGTATTTGAATACCCGCTATTTTATCTTTAAAAGCATTTCTGACCTTATGACTCGCGTTTATACTTTGAATACAAACATTTCCTGATAAAGTGCTATCAATGATATTGTAAACATCGGGATATTCTGTTTTTATAAGGTTTAAAGTCCTTTTTGATGTTGCTTTTATGTCATTATTATAAGTAATGTTTTCTTTTGTCTCATGCAATTCATTTAAAACTTGAAAATCTGTAGTATCTTTAGTTTTGATTATTACTTCTTGGATAACATCCTCATTATAGTTCATTAATTTTGGTTTATATTTCAAATTAAATGCTACAAAATATATTCCACGAATAGTATAATCGTATTTTGGAAAATTTAATATGCTTGATACACATAAATTATAATAACTTTTTACTTGATAAGAACATACATCAACAATATCGTCCGATTGGTAATGCGTTTCTAACAAATGATACAAACTTTTGATCCTTTCTGGCAAATTTAGCTTATTTTGATAACACCCTTTGTAAGAAATAAGATCATGCATCAAAAATAGCCATTTCTCTTTATCCGTTCTTACCATCTCTCCATCAATCAATGTACCTTTAAATAATGATTTATCAAACAAACCTCGACAAATGATAATTCTTGGTTGCTGATAAGTAGGATGCACCTTCTTGTCAATAAAATAAATGATTTCAATGTCTTCATACATTGTAAAAAACATGTAATATGGATTACCATTACTACGTAATGTTATCAAATGTTGCGTAGCCATTATATGCGGTATACTCGCATCATTTAGTTTATAATAATGCTTATTTAGAATTTTTATCCCATATGATTTCTCCAATTCATTTAAGATAACTTGTTTAATTTCTACACTTTTTATGTTATATGCTACTCTATCGCAAAATGATATGATACCTGTATGCATTTTTTAGTATTGTATAATTTATAACTTAAATCATTTTTATATTTATCATACTCATTGGAACATCACGATATGGTAATTGTTCATATTGATATCTCGCACATTCATACTTTTGTTGCGGAATTTTTGAATATATTTCTGGATAATTGATTTTGTTTATTGATTTTACGCTTTTGTCTACATTCTCATCATTACTAAATTTAAAACGAACATTATCAATCACTTTCTTTTCTTGAATTGCTGTTTCTTGTTTCGCTTTTTCCTCCACATTACGTTTCTCATATTCGATGTATGTTGATGTATATATTATATAGAAAAATATTATACATGTTAGTATGATTGATACTATAATTCTTTGGTCTATCATTTAATTTTATAAGGCATTTTTTTTATAAATTTTTGAATGCCACATTCCCTTTTAGAGATCACACAATGATTTATTTTCAAGGATGTATATGTTTACCAATACACATTATTCAAACAATTTTTTATTTTATAAAATAAAATGAACCATCAATCAAGAAATTTAAGTGTAAATATTGATATTGGCAGTAAAAAAGATGTTATCATAAAAGGAAATGTTAAAAACACATTCAAATCTGTAACTATTTTTGGGGCAAATACAATTGATACTAAAGTATCTTATTCAGGTTCTGGATTACCTTTCCCTAATGATGAAATAGCTTTTGAAAATACACCAAATATATATGAACTTAAAGATAATACTTTTAATGTATCGTTCAGTTATCCAAACAGTTTTTACACATCTGACCATCGTATAAAAATTCCACCAACAATTTTTTTCAAATTTGTTGATAATAATGATAGCGTATCATATGAAAGTATTAAACTTATTGATAATCTTACTTTAAAATCACTTAGTTATAGACACGCTGATTTCACACAGCCTTCATATTATTCTTTTAAAGAAAGTGTTATTCCTGTTGGCACAGCAGAATATACAATGATAGAAAACAAAAAAATTAAAATTAAAAATAATGTCGCATGAAAAAGAATTATTTACTTGTTATACATCCACTTTGAGAATATTTTTCGGGAACTAATGATGTCATCATCCCTTCCATTTCTACGGCTTCTCTTTGATCTTCTTTTGACATTCGAAATACACATCTGATGATTTTACTTTTTTCTATCATCATTGATAGAAATGAAAGTATCGTAGCACTTGTCCATTTATATTTGAATATATTGTTTGTATGATCGATCTCTTTTAATATTTCTGTGATTTTGCTATCTTGCCAAAATGATACTTTCGTTACAAAAAAACAATCGTTATAACTTATTGGTTGATAACACTGTATTTCATCCTTTGTATAATCATTATCATACAATTTTTTGAATAAGGTTAATGTAGCTTTATCAGTTATCTTACTTTGAGAAAACATTGAATCTGTAACAACATCCGGAAATTTCGCTTTTATATAATCGTGAAAACCATAACTTCCTAAATCACAATCAAGAATTAAATGATTTGATAGATAATTATAATCCTTATTTTTCATTATTTTGAAAAAACATTCAGACATTGGTTCTTCAATAATTACATCAGTATCTAGTTTCATTATATAATCATAATCTTTGACAATATCCCAAATTTGAATTGACCAAAATCTATTAAGCAATCTATCTTGTATATTACCCCAGTCAGACTTAATTTTACTTTCTACTGATCTATCTACATATTTTTTTTGCTCTTCTGTCAAGTTAAATAATGTTGGTGATAATTTGACAAATTTTATTAAATGCTTACATTCTGTTCTTATACCCATCAAGACTTCATCTTTTTTATCTATTTTTTCATCATTGTAAAACAATGTAACTTCATGATTATACTTAGCATTGTAGTTCTTAAACAAAAAATATAAAGATAGTTTCAATTGTTGAATACTCTTTTCTGTATTCTCTATGAAATAGAAGATACCCACTTTCATTTTATATTTAATTGTTCTATGTATTTGTTTATATAGTAGTTATCTCTAATAAATTAGTAGAATCATAACTACATTTTTCTATTGTTTTTGTAGGCGCAAGTTGTTGTTTTTCTAGTTCTTCTATTCTTCTTTGTTCTTTTAATAAACCAGTGACATGTTTGGTGTAATGGCTCTTGTAATTTTCTATTTCAGTTTCGTTAAGCGCATTTTTGTAAATAGCGATGTTATATACTATCATATCTAATCCACCCGTTGTATTTATCTCTATTGGTGTATTTGAAAGAATGATTGATTCTTCTTGTGATAGAGAATGCACTGAAACAGGATTATCATTTATATATATACTTATTTTGTTTTCACTGAATGAAAAACCTATAAAATTATTCTTACGACCCATAAAACCTCCTTCACTGAAATTTATAGCAAATGATGTTCCTCCAAATATGACTTCAAGTTTATATAAAGGAACTTCACTTTCGGTTTTTATTATTGATAAAGATACCACTTTTCCTATTGGAGAAGAACCCTCAATCTGAGAAGTACCTTTTATCATAAATAATCTTTCTCTTTCATTCAACAAATCAATCATGTCAAAATTAAATAAGACCGTAAACATATCCAGAATATAGTTCGGTTTTAATTCACTAGAATTTGGTCCAACCATTTTAACATTCTTTATTGAAACACCTTGGATATTTTCTGTAGATGTTTTTAATGTTGGCGTACCTAGTTGAAATGTAAAATATGAAAGACTTGTACTTATCAATTCATCATTGTTATACCATCTTGAAGAACTTTCATTATAATATTTTTTCAATGGTTTTTCAACTGTATCATCCGTTGTTAAATATATGAACCGACTTTCAGGAGTTGTTTTTGGTATTTGGACAACCTCTTCTAATTCTTCTTCTTCTTCTTCTACTAATTCTTCTTCTTGGAAACCTTCTTCTAGATAAAAACTATATTTACTTATCAAAATTACAATTAGTCCAAGAAAAACACCAATCATTGTTTCAGTTTGAATATTTGACATTTTCAACTTTGTTTTAATATATCATAATTTTTATTGTTAAAAGATAATCGCATAAATATCATTCCAAAATATTGAAAACATTGATATAATGAAAATTAAACATACGATTATTGTTATCTTATAACTATGTTTTGAATTCAAAAATATCATCTGACTTTTTGGAAAATTGGCTCCAAACCACGTAGCCATCATCAAAATAGGAAACGTTATCAATGATATAATTGTCAATATTCTTGATGTTTTTATGTCAATATATGTTCCTTTCATTAAAACATCGCTATTTAGTTTATCTATTCGTTGGTTGACAGTTATTATTAAACCATCAATGATTTCGGAACTTTCAAATTGATTTGACATTATAAGATAACTATCTTGATAGTATCTAAGATATGATTTAATAGTTGAAATAATAGATAAATACCTATCAATCATATAAAATTGTAATTGATGCAATTTAGATTCAATTTCCTGAATTATTCTTATAAATTTTGACAAATCTTTAATATAATTTTGATATATGTCTTTTACATTGAAATCTACTATATCTGTGTATAATTTATCAACATCTATTATTATTGTATATATATGAAACTCTGGTAAAGTTATTTCCAAATCTGTATAAGATGGCTTATTTTGATAATATAATGTTGACTTTTCCTTTGTTTTTAGTTTCTCCAATGATACTATATATAGTTTTGTTAATTGTTCTGTTTTTGATAAATTTGAAAAAATAAACTCTTTTACGTTCTGGTTAACTTCTTGTAATTCAAGTATTCTCATTTTTTATTTATATTAATGATAATTATTTTACGCAACATTCCTTTTTTATGCATTTCATTGTTTGAGAACAATCAACATCGCTTTCACAAGATCCACCACATTGATTAAACTCTTCGTGTATTGTTTCCAAAATATCGTGAAAGACATACCCTATTAATATTCCTATTATAATTGCTACAAGTAAATTGAGAATTCCTTTCATGCTTTTTATATATAAACAGATATATTATATATAAATTATGTCTGTTTCCGCAAAAGAACTTAGTTCTATTTTTGTTTCCCAAGATGGGAAAAACATCGCTGATATTCTTCTTATGATAAATGAAGAACTTAAGAAGATTAACAAAAAACAATCTAATGTTGGTGGTAGTAATCTTTTCAATCTAATGTCAGGTATGAATTTTCAAGGAGATGAGAATGATGAGGATGATGATGATGATGATGATGATGATGATGACGATTATGAAGAAGAAGAAGAAGAAGAATCGAAAATAAAAGAAGTTGAATGATTATTACAAAGCCATAGTAATTCTTGGAACTAGCCTTTTAATTGTTTGTTTTTCTACCTTTTGCCTTTCTACATTGAAAATTTTATCAATGAGTTCATCACCTGATAAATTGCTATATTCTAGAATTTTGGATTTAATGTCATTTACTTTAACAGGAACTACATATTCTTTTTTCTTTGCTTTAATCATTCCATGCTGAGTATTTAAATCATCATAATTATACTTAAACATGAAATGTTTTATAGAATCATTTAATTTATTTCTCATAGTTTTTCTTTCTTTTACTGCTATTTCTAATTTACGGATTTGATCATCTAATTTGAACCATTCAGAAACTTTTACTTTAAAATCTTCTAGTTCGTCATCTTCTGGTTCTACATTTTCTTTAGTATTAATAACACTTTCTATGAATTCGTCAGACATTTTTGGTTTCTTTTATATTATTCAAGAATTGTTTAAGTCTTGAAGGCATTTCTTGAAAAGAATCATAAATCTTATTATCATGTGATAATAAATAGTAGTGATGTCCTTTAGGAGTTCTATCACGATAAAATAATATAACTGGTCGCTCTTTATACTTTTTTGAGAAGAATACAATAAAACTTGAATTAAAATCTCTTGCATTTTTAACATCCTTTGTTCCGTAGTGAGACCTACTGTAAAGTATAATAATCGTGGCATCGATAGCAGATGAAAATGCTTCTAAATAGTAATCATTTGGAAGTATTTCACTATTATTAAGAATTTCCGATATAATTTGTACTCTATTTTTAGGTAGCAAATACTTTTCAACAATTGATTTTGTTGATGTGTCTTTAGATATATTTAGTTTGTTAGTAATAAGGATTTTAAAAGAATTATCATATAATAATTTCAATAACAAGTCTTCTTTCAGAGATGCTTTCAAAATGTTTGAATTTTTCATTTTCAAAATATCGCTTATTGATATTTTCATATCTGTGAGATTTAAATCAATATCCTCAAAGAAACTGATCAATGTTTTATTATTATATGTTTTGTTTTCTATGTATGACATACCATCAAATGGAGTTTTATTCCATTTATGAGATAGATTTGTTTTTATTCCATTGTAAATATCTAATGATTTATTATATGAGATATCATTTCTAGGCACAGTATACTGTATCGTGTATTTCGAAATTGGATAAACTTTATGACTTACTTTAAAAAATTCTTTTGGATTATTGGGTGATACACCAATCGCAGAAAATATCCAACTATTTTTTTCAAGTTCAATGTTCTTTGACATCATTTTCTCTGAATACTTTTTGCTAATGTACATCTTACGCGATTTATAATTCTCATCAACTATTTGCTTTGATTGTTTAATAAGTTCTCCATCAAAAATGCATGCTCTATCAAAATATCTTTTATTTTTTTCGTAATAATATATATTTGATGATATTTTTGACGCTTTCATAATCAAATTATGTTTTTTAAGCATATTCGCTATTAATGCAAGATCTTTTGTTTCTATTTTTCTGCTTTTTAAACTATCATAAAGAATAATGTTATTAATTTCTAAATCACTCAATTTTGAAATATATGATGAAGGAATTGATTTATTTTTATCTAATTGAACAACGATTCCATTTTTTAAAACAAATGTATCAATAGATAAATCATTATTTAAAACAATACTACTAATAAGTTGTTCATATTTTTTATTTGTAGAAATAGCATTTTGATAAGAATATATATCTTTAAAATATTTGGATGTTTCTTTTTGACAGTTCTTTAACACTTCAGACAACTGTGGATATTTTCTCAATTCAACACTAAATTGTAAATTTTTCTTTGAATTTAATACCAAACTATCATAAGTATTCTCTTTGTTTAGATATACAAATATACCCTCAGCATTTGAACTATAAAATAAAAGTTCTTCATAAGTTATATAATATGGACATAAGATTTGTGGTACATCACTATTGTGATGGAAAACAATAAGAACTTTTTTGAAAATCAAAGCTATCAAAGAATACATATATATTGGTTCTTTATCTTTTTCATTTTCAAGATATTCTATAAAAGACATAAAAGATTTATAAATATTGTCCCGAATGTTTCCTTCTATATCCATGCTTTCCGGAAACCATTTTTCAGGAATTTTTAATTTACGATTAAAATATTGGTCATTCATAAATATTCTACTTATTTCACCATTTTCAAGAGAAATGAACTTTAAAAATGTCATGGATTCTAAGATAATATTCATAAATTCAGCTTTTGAAATACCTAATGATGTTAGAACAGCAGTTAAGAATGATTGATTGTTTACTTTAATTCCATATCGGTATAAACATTCATTATTTGTTAGATTATTTTTAGTGCATAAATCATAATCTATGTCTGTATTGAGTAATTTATGTATTGCTTCTGGAATGACAGCAATTCTTTTATCAGGAATTCGATTAACGTTTTTTAGAATATTATTCTTATTTTTTTCAGGCTTTGTTATATTTTTAATACATCTTTCTATGCTTTTATCATTCAATTTCTTGAAGCAACATGGTGTACATAATCCTGCTTTATTTGTTTTAATATTAAAACCAACAAATCTTTTTGATTTAGCATCTAAATCGGAGAATGTATTAATTGGGACTTCTATTGGATTAGGACAAGAAGGAAATTCTCCATTATCTAAAGGTATTAATGGAACTTTACTAATTGGGCACCATTTTCTAGGACAAACATATACATTTTGTGTTTTGCTATCGCTTCCATATACTACTGAATTATCAAATCTATCTTTATATTTTTCATTGTATTCTTTTTGTGTAAATCCAATTGGTTGTTTACCTTGACATTTTCTTGAATAACCATCATCAAATAATCTTGGGTCCATTTTTTGTAATAATTCTATACGTGAATCACTTCCACGGTTTCCACCTCCTGAAGAAGATGAAGAAGAATTTGATTCAAACTCTATTTCAGAAGAACTTTTTGATTTTGATTTTGATTTTGGTTCTTGTTTTACTTCTTCAACTGTTTTTGATTGAAAATTTAATATACGTTTTATCCAGAATAACAAGTAACCTAATTCTTTGTAATTAGGAATATTAAAAATATTAAGGGTTATTTTATTTGTATTCTGATTATACACAAATACTAAATACGAACCTACTGTCTTGATTTTCTTTTTAGTTTTTAGATACCCATTATTCCTAACAATATCTATCAATGTCTGTAAATTATCGTCTTTTACATCCAGAGTTCTTAAATGTTTGATGATTTGGGCATCAGTCGCACCAACTGACAAACGAACACGAATTAAATCACTTATATCAATTGAACTATTTGTATCAATTGATGTACGTGTATAGTAGCATTCTATCTTAGTTTTATCTATAGAAACATTTTTAAAAAATGGTATTTTAGTTATAGTATTTGAAATATTCGCAAATGAAGATCCTTTGTATAAATGCAATTCAATTGAACATGCAATATTGTTTTCTACTATTTTTAAACTATTTACCCGATAATTTAACACTTTGAGTATATATTGCTCTATTATATAAATATGTTCAGATATGATTTTATAAGATATTTTCTCTTTCAAGTTCATATTAAATTCAATTTTAATAGTACCATCTTTATGTATATAAATTACACAATATGAATTGTTGTTACCGATTGGAAGAACTAAAATAATACATTCTTTGGTTGTTTCAATAAGTTTTAATACGTTAAATACTTCTTCAGTAAATGTATGTTTTGTATGTAATTTATAAAGTTGTTTACTATTATCATAGTGCCATTTTACTAAATTTATGTTTTTATCTGTAATTGATTCTTCCCAAAACTTAATTAAATCAATATTAACATTCAAATTAGCATTATAATTTACTTTACTATAGTTAATATCATTTGAACCAACTGCTAGTGTAGAAGACAATTGATTCATAAATTTATCCATATTTTCGTATGTGGATTTATCAGGAACAGTGAACTCATAAAAGTAATATTTATGCAATTTACTTGGAATTAATTCCTTCGTTGTTAAATTAATTACTTCATTTGCAAATAATCTATTATGAAAAAAATCAAAAGAAAGTTGTTTTTCACTATTTGTTGATTTGATATTTGATAAAAATGGGTTCACATTATAACCTTCAATATTATCCTTTAGTAAAAATTCAATAGGTTGATCTTGTTTATTCCAAGCATAAATGCGCGATTTTGCATTTAATATTAAATGCAGTTTCCCAATAGCATCAGAAGTTTTATCATCTTGATATATTGAAGGTGATTTGTCAGAATTTATAAATATTAATTCTTGCTCTTTTAGTGATTTCCAAAAAATCACCTTTATTTGTTTAAATGGCTGTTCATTCATTTAATTATTATCTTCTTATTATTATTGTAGAATAGAAAATGTATAGTTATGGTATATTAAAGCGTATTAGAAATTTTCAAAATAAATTTGAAAACTTTGTTGGTGATATTGAAGAAGAGGATGATGATGTTGATATACCCGAAGAAGAAGTCAATATATTCAATACTTCTTCATACATTTTTTGGATCATCATAATATTTCTTGTCATAGGTGTTATGATTATTTTCATTGTTGTGTATAAATTATTTTATAGTAATAGTGACCAAGTTCAATACTATGATACTGCACCAATTCAACATATACAACAACCTATGCAAAAAAATGAACAAGTAATACAACAAGATTACAATCAAAATCAGTATAGAGAATACACCCCACCTCCAATTGAAAAATATCAACCAAAACAACAGAATAACATGAGTTCTCTCAATTCAGAAAGTTCTTTCAATTCCGAAACAACTTTACCAAAATATAATCAAGATAAATCACAGTCTTCGTCATTTTGGGGAAACTCTGAAAATTCAAGAGATAAGTAAAATAAACATACTTAAAGATATAAAAAGATTTTAATTAAAGAAATGAATACTGTTGTAGAGACAAAAAGAAAAATCGTAATAGGGGTTCCTGGAAATTCTTTCACGTCAAAATTTTTGATTTCCTGGACAAGTACTTTGAACGCATTATGGGAAAGTGGTAAATATGATATTGTAATATCTCCAGGTGTTTCTAGTTTCGTAACTTTCGCAAGAATGCAAACTCTTGGTTTAGATGTTTTAAAAGGTATTGATCAAAAACCTTTCAATGGTATTGATTTTGATGTTTGGATTACTATTGATAGTGATATTGTATATACTCCTCAACAATTTATGGAATTAGTCGATTCAACTCTTGAACATGATGTAGTAAGTGGTGTTTATAGAATGATTGATTTGCAACATTTCGCAGTTGTAGAAAAATGGGATACTGAATATTTTGGTAAAAATGGCACTTTTAAATTCTGGAATAATGAAACTTATGAAGAAAAGAAAAAAGAACAAAAATACCATAAAGTATCTTATACTGGTATGGGATTTATGGCAATAACTCGCAAAGTTCTTGATTGTATGGTTTATCCTTATTTCAACAGCGACTTACAAGAAATTAAGAACAGTGATGGAAAAATAATGCGAGATATAACATCTGAAGATGTAGCATTCTGTAAAAATATTCAAGCAAAAGGTTTCGATATTATGGTAAATACTAATATAAGAGTTGGACACGAAAAACAAATTGTAATATAAAAGCATATTCATAATAAAAATACAAAATGTTATATCTTGTCAGAATGTTCTGTAAATTACTTACTAATCAAACAACATTTGATAATTATCACTATGAACAATATAATGATGATATATTATGGGAAGCAACGAAATGTGAAATGCAAAAAGAAAATCACAATGATAAAAATTTAGAAAAAAAAGAGAAAGAATATTCTGATAATGAAGAAATTGATAGTATAAATTCCTTCGAAATGGTATAAAAATGATTGCTAAGCTATTATTTTTTTTTAAGCATATGTATGAATACGAATTAATATACATTAGACTAAAAGAAAAACTTCTTGAAAAAAGAGATAATGTTGAAATTTCGCATAAAGAAATGTTAGACATATTAAAATCAGAGTGGAATTCTGCTAAATGTATCGTTGACATGTCTAACAAACTATTATGCGATTATTCAAAATCAAAAAAAAACTTAAAGAAATAAAAATATTAGATATACAAAAAAATGAATGAACAATTTACATTTAAAGCTGAAGTTAATCAACTTTTGAATTTGATTATCAATACATTTTATTCAAGTAAAGATATATTCTTACGAGAACTCATAAGCAATTCAAGTGATGCACTTGATAAATTTAAGCATTTCAATTTACAGAATGATTTGAAAATAGATAATCAACATAAATATGAAATTAACATAGATATAGATGTTGAAAATAAGATACTTCGCATATTCGATAGTGGCATCGGAATGACAAAAGATGAAGTAATTCAAAATATTGGGACGATAGCAAAATCAGGAACCAAAGAGTTAATAGATGATATAAACAGTTTAATAGGACAATTCGGTGTTGGATTTTATTCAGCATTCTTAGTATCTGAAAGAGTTAAATTGATTACGAAGTCATATCAAGATAGCAATACATATAAATGGGAATCTGACGCAAAAAATGCATATACAATATCAACACTTGATGCAAAATATACATTTGGAGATAATACACTAACACAAGGAACCGTCATAGAATGTCATCTCAAAGAAGATTGTGAGTATTTGTTAGATAAAGACAAGTTAAAAGAAATTATTAAGACACATAGTCAATTTATTGGATATCCAATAATTTTAGACAAAACACCTCTTAATACTGAAAAGCCTGTATGGACTAAAAATCAAACTGACATTTCTCAAAATGAAGCTAGTGAATTGTATAAAAGACTAACTAATTCACAAAACACACCATTATGTTTTAAACAAATTTCTGGTCAAGGTATTGTGGATTATACTGGTATGCTTTTTCTACCTGAACGTGTTTCAGAAATTCAAAAAAACACGAATATTAAACTGTATGTAAGAAAAGTTTTTGTTACTGATAAGAATGACTTGTTTTGCCCAGAATGGTTAAATTTTATTACTGGAATAATAGATACGGATGATTTACCTTTAAATGTTTCAAGAGAAATGCTTCAAGAAACTAAAGTAACTTCTATATTGAAAAAAGCAATTCTAAATAAGTCAATAGATATGTTAAAAAGTATGATGAATGAAAATGAAAAATATAATAAAATATATGATACGTATCATAAGAATTTCAAAATTGGTGTTTTTGAAGAGGAAAACTGTAGGGAACGAATTGCTGATTTACTAATGTTCAATTCTTTTAAATATCCTGAAACAAAAATTACTTTTGACAAATATATTGAAAATAACCCGAATCAAGATACTATATACTTTATGACTGGAGAGAACGTATCAAATTGTATGATATCACCATTTATGAAAAGATTCAAGAAAAAGAATATTGATGTATTGATAATGACAGATCCTGTAGATGAATACGTAATGACAAGATTAATAAGCTATAAAAGTAAGAAGTTTGAATGTATTACAAAAGGAGATGTTATTTTAGATGAAGATGAAAAAGTTTCTGTTGAAAATCTGCAATCAGAACATAAAACATTTTGTGATGAAGTTAAAAAAATGTATCCTAATGATTTCATTGATGTTAAAATTACTAATAAAATAGATGAGACATACCCATGTATAATTACGTCTCCTGTATTTGGATTAAGCGCAAACATGGAAAATATATTAAAATTCCAAACGATGTCTGATGATAAAACTGCCGTTTTTATGAATAAACGAATTTTAGAGATAAATGTAGAAAACAAAATTATGAAAACAATAATGAAAGATGTTCAGAAACAAAAGCATTTGTTGAACATTGTAGTAAATACAGCACTAATATATTCAGGATTTAATGTATTAAACTCTACCGATTTTACTAATCAACTTTTAAGCATTGTTAAAGTAAATCTTGATATTGATCAAGAGAGCGATAATGATATTACTATTGTTTCATCATCAGATAGTGATATGAACCAAAACGATTAAGATTTCTTATATTCTTCTTTCGTTCCTCCAAAATATTCATAACCATAACCTTCTTCAATTAGCATATTATTGTATGTTTCCGAGTCTTTATCATCTGATAAAGAAACAAGAACTCTACCATATTTATCAAATTTATCAAACATACAATAAACTAATTTTGTGTTTTCAGAAATGATCTTTTTAATTTCTTTTTTTTTATATTGTATTTTTACATCTGGAATATTACAATTGGTTGCTAATTGAACAAAACGATTCCTTGCTATTTTTGCGGCTTTCTTTTCTTCTTCATAGTATTCTGAAGATTTAGAGGGTCTAATTTCAGGTGCGTCTATACCGGTTAGTCTTGCTGACATTTTCACAATTTCAGTATCATTGTTTGGTAAAAAAAATGCTAGTTTGCAAGTATCCGCATCATAAATGTCAACTACTTTACAAAAAGTAGTATATCCTTCCAGTGAAAAAAGTTTTGTATTTTCATTTGTTGCTTGAATTAGGTTCTCCATTATATATATTGTTATATATTTATAAATATGAAAGGTATCGCAAGTTTATTGTTAATGATCGGTATAATCTTAGTAATACAATCTTACTATTCATCACTTTTAGAGCAAGAAAAAGAAAAATTATCCAAACAATATGATAAAAAAATAGCAGTATCAAAAGCAGCAACATATGAAAATCAATTTGAAAGTTCATTTGCGCCTTTCTCAAATAGTTCGTAAGCACGACGGTACCCATATAAAACACAATTATCTATTTTTTCTTTTGTAACATTTTGAGTAATTCCATCATTTGTAATATCAGTTGTCATATCTAATGATATGTCTTCAATTGTTATACACAATGCTTTTTTATCATTAATATATTGACACGTTGCATAATTATTAAAATTTTGAAGATGTATTTTTAGAATTTGAATTATGTAAGGTACTAAAACACATTTATCTGTTTCTAATATGGATTTATTATTTAAATTTGTGATAACAAGAAGAATAGATTCTTTATGAACATTTTTGAATTGGTCATACAATACGTTAGTAATTAATCCGGCATCAATGTATAATTTATCGTCTATTTTAACGGGTTGATATATGATTGGCAAAGCCATACTAGCAGCACAAGCAGTAAAAACATAGTTATTTGGGGTATTTTCAATATTAAATATAACATTTTCCCCATCATTTACACACAGCGCATTAATATGTAAGTTAATGCCGAATATTTTTGAAACTTCTAAAAAAGTAAAATCATCCTTTTTATATTTATCTTTTATATATTCTTTAAAATATTTCAAGTATTTAAATACATTATCGAAACCTAATTTATCAAACACATTAGAAAACGATGATTTTGAAATTGTTATCAATTCATTATCATTAGCATAATCATAAATTCCTTTTTCAATTATTTCTATATCAATTTTTAACGCGAATACCAAAGCAATAATTGACCCAAAAGAAGTTCCTGCGACGTCTTTAATATCCAAATGTAATTTATTAATGTATAAGTATCTTAAAACACCAATATATGTTATTCCCCAAATATTACTTCCAGAAAAAACTAAATGTGTCAACATATTAAAACATTATTAATATCATATTCATAAGTAAATATGGAAATATCAAAAGCATCAACATATGAAAATCAATTTGAAAGTTCATTTACGCCTTTCTCAAATAGTTCGTAAGCACGACGGTACCCATATAAAACACAATTATCTATTTTTTCTTTTGTAATTTTTTGAGTAATTCCATCATTTGTAATGTCTGTTGTCATATCTAATGATACGTCTTCAATTGTTATGCACAATGCTTTTTTATCATCAATATATTGACCTGTCGCATAATAATTAAAATTTTCAAGATGGATTGACACTATCTGAATTATGTAAGGTACTAAAGTACATTTATCTGTTTCTAATATCGATTTATTATTTAAATTTTTGATAACAAGAAGAATTGATTCTTTAGGAACATTTTTGAATTGGTCATACAATACGTTAGTAATTAATCCGGCATCAATGTATAATTTATCCTCTATTTTAATAGGTTGATATATAATTGGCAAAGCCATGCTAGCAGCACAAGCACTAAATACAGAAATATTTGGGGTATTTTCAATATTAAATATAACATTTTTCCCATCATTTACACATAGTGTATTAATATGTAAGTTAATGCCGAATATTTTAGAAACCTCTAAAAAAGTAAAATCATCTTTTTTATATTTATCTTTTATATATTCTTGAAAATATTTCAAGTATTTAAATACATTATCGAAACCTAACTTATCAAAAATATTAGAAAACAAAGATTTTGAAATTGTTATCAATTCATCATCATTCGCATAATCATAAAATCCTTTTTCAATTATTTCTATATCAACTTTTAAAGCAAAGACTAAAGCAATAATAGATCCGAAAGAGGTTCCAGCAACGTCTTTAATATCTAAATGTAATTTATTAATGTATAAGTATCTTAAAACACCAATATATGTTATTCCCCATATATTACTTCCAGAAAAAACTAAATGTGTCAACATATTAAAATATTATTAATATCATATTCATAAGTAAATATGGAGATATCAAAATACATAATGGATGGAGATATATCAAAAGATTCAGTTATAATTGCAATTGAGAAATTAAAGCAAGAACAATTACAAATAAATGAAGAAAGGATTATTTCAAATAAAAATAGATTTGAAAAAATAATAGCACCTAAACATAGATTTGATGAAGAATATAAAAATTATTTAGAATTGTTAAAGAATGCTAAGGATAATTTTGACAAATTATCAATAGAACGACCTGTAAAATAATATTCCATTTCAATAAAGATGAAATATAAATTCAAGATTATCCCATTCATTATTTCATTGATTGTTGGTTTAATATATGTTTGGATTACAAGACCACCTATTAAAAATGTTATCAGAATGCCCACCCCATATAATTATAAAGATGTAGTATATACTGATGAAAAAGGTGATTGCTATATGTTCGACATCGAAGAAGTTGACTGTAATTGATTGTTTATTTTTTGTGAGTCAAGAAGTAAAAAGATGCGTCCAAATGGAAATGAATATACAGAAGTCGTTGATAATAAAGATGGTACTTCTGTGCGTTTAACATCAACTATTGAAAATATGGTGACTGAAAAATTTGAAGATAATAATAAGAAAATGCGAATGATTGAAGTAATGCAAAATCAAAAAACGAAATTAGGTGATGAATTGCAACTTATTTCATTGAAATATGATAATATTAGCAAAATGTTTAATTTGTATTCAATGGCTATTCTTATTCTATCAGCTGTTATTACACTTTTTGATGCTCTTAATCTTTTGGTTATTCAATTTATGAAAACATATAATTATACAAATGAAGATCTAACAGCTGTTGATTTTGTTGTTAATATATTTACACTTATAATGGGTACTGCTCTTACAATTATAAGTAGTGTAATTCGTTTTAAAAATTATCGTGAAAAGATGGAGAAATTTAAAGATATTCAAGAAAAATTAATAACAATTAAGGGAAATTACACAAAAGATATTACAATTCTTCAGTTGTCTGATGATGATAAAACTATTGATATGGTTCAGCAAAATATGAAAGAAAATGATAACGTTTTGAATAGTGTTAATATTGTTAGCGAAATTAGCAATAAAGAGATTGTTAGATTTCTTAATTATATGTCTGAATTCAAAAATAAAATTACCGAAATAAAAACCAAAGAAGTTGTTAATGAAATTGAAATCAAGAAAAAACTAAAAGATGAAATGAGTAAAAAATAATTCTATTATATAAGTAATGGATGACATACTGAATTTTTTTGTTGAAAC